AGATGTTCTCTGGCTTAGTCATGACGCTGTGGTGTAGGGTGGATGCCACAGAGTTGTGGCAATAGTGAGTGGGGGATTCGATCCCCCGGCATCACGCCTGGTACTCACCTCAGTACTCGCAAGGCTCGTGAGGTTCGAGTGCGTAGCTGTACTGCAGATACTCATTCAGCACCTGCCGATGGTCGGTAGCCTGGACCTTCCACACCAGCTCCTGGTCTTCCTCCAGACGGAGTACGAAGTACCAGTTGGTGTTCGGCTTCTGGGACACGACTGTCGCCATGTCCAGAACGTCGCATTGGTTAAGTAACGTCCAGGTCTTCCAGCCTTTCATCTCTGCGTTGCAAGCAGCGAGTGAAGCATGCTTGTTAACGCTGAGCTTGTTGGTGCTGATCTTCTTGCTTACAAGGGTGGAAGTGATCTTGCGCATGGTTTTGATGCAATGGAATCAAAGGAACCCGAGACAAAGAAGTCTCACATCACCGTCCTTGTCTGCAAAAAGGCAGTGATAGCAAGGGATTTGGGGGATCGCGCCCGACATACGCGAGAGTTCATGTGTTGATTTGATAACGAAGGCGGGGTTTATGGGCAAAGTGTGGTACCTCGAACGAAACTAGGACTTTGTCAGCGTTTCGTAACGTAGTCAGGTAACTTGTGCTACCACCCCGCATTCTTTTTTTTCTATACACATGTCACTTCGGCTAATGGTCGGGAGAAGAGTCAGGTAATTTTGTACCCTTTTTGGCTATATAAGGAGCGTTTTTAGGTATTTATACTTAGTTTTATTGTTTTTGTAATTATTTTCCCCAATTAGCCCCAAAATTTGCACAAAAAAGCCGGGGTTTTATCCCCGGCGATTAACAAATTATCAAAAAATGTTATGAACCTTCTTTCTGTCGCTTATAAGCCAGTGTTGCCCGTTTTGCTTTTTCAAATGCTTCCTCATCTGGAAGCTCATATGCCAACGTCTTCTTCGCATCCGTAACAAAATTACGGACATCCAGGGAATCTTTCCCTTCTACCGCCATTTCCATCGCCTTATTTTTAATCGCTTCTAGGGCTTCTACCCTTTTTTGGCGCGTTCCAGCGTCCATTCGTCTGGTTTGTGGTGTTATCTACTCAATATAACGTGTTTATACCTTGAATTTTTCTCTTATAGAATGTAATCAAGCTTCAAAGTACAAAATAAGTTCTAATGGCCTTATCTCCTGCAGACTTTTACGCCTATAGCCGCGCCACTGGAGCGCAAATCCCCGAAGATCCGCAGGAACGGGCCGAAATGGCACCAGAAGTCCTGGAATTTCGCCGTAATCAGCTTCGTGCGCCGCAACAAGAGCCAAATACGCTTGAAACTCTTGGCACTGCAGCCCTTGGCTTAGGTGCAGCCATTGGTGCCGGTCTTGCTGCCCGTCGTTTCTTGGGTGGCCGGGCTAAAGCTGCGTTTGAAATTCCAAAAGCCCCAGCAAAGTCTGCAACTGCGGGGGTAACGCAGGCCGATCTTTCCAATCTCCAAAAAGCTGCAGGGCGTCCAACGGTTGCTGAAGTTATTAAAGAGGAAGTTGCACCATCAAAAACGATTGCACCTTCCCAGCCATCTCCTGGTACGACTGAAAACGCACTTGCGATTGATCCAACGGACAAACTTCTGGAAGAACTGGGTCAAATGCAGGCCAGTCGCAAGCAATCTTTGGAATCTCGCATGAGTCAGGCGTATTCACGCCGGATGAAAACAGCTGAAGAATTGCTTGGTCAACTTCAAGCCGAAGGACCAGACTTAACAACCATTCAGCAAGTAGCTGCACCTGCACGGTCTAATCAATTTGCAAACGCAGTCCAATCTGGTGAAGATCAGATGACTGGTCGGATGAAGATGCAGCTTTCTCGCAACGAAGATCTTGACATGAGTCAAGTGGAGTTGCTTGAGAACATGGCAGCTGAAAACGAAGCAATGATGCGTGATTATGCAGAGCCTGCTCAGATGCAAGGCTTTGTGAATGATGATGCCATTAACGAAGCAGCTTCTCGTCTTCCCGATGGTCTTCCTGTTGACCAGGCAGAGGGAACCACTCGTATGTCGTCACAAGATCTAGCAGATGTTGCTAAGTCTGAAATGATGGCTTTACGGCAAGACTTAGAAGCACGTGGCCTGCGTCCCGGCACGCAACGCTTTGAACGCGAACTCGCACGCACCTGGACCACAAAGCCAATCCCTGGTGCGGAACCTGGAAGCACTGCGTTTCGTGAACTGCAAGAACAAGGTCAAGTCGAATTAACTCTCCCCGGTGTCATTCGTTCTGCCGTTGAACGCGTAGAAGAGTTGCCGGAGGAAGAAGGTCTTGAGATGAAGTTCCTTCGCAGTGTACCGAATGTTGGACCTGGTGCTGAGGTAACTTCTACCGCAGCAGGTACCGCAATCCGTGGTGCAGCACCTGTTTATGAAACTGTTGAGCCTCAGCAGCAAACGCGTCAGATCTTTGGCAATCCTGATGTCTTGGTTCCAGGTGTGCCCGATGAAACGATGCCTGATTACCCGGCGTCTTATTCGGCTATGCACCAGATCCTTGCCAAAACTGAGCTTCCTGAGCGCATTGATCCATATGCAGAAAAACGACTCAAAGGCGGCAGTGCTGGCATTGGCGTGTATGGACCAGAACTCAGCTACGTCCCTGGTGCGATGAGCAAATCAACCGGTGAGTATTCCAAAGCTGCAGGCCGCGAACCAAGTTATGTTCCCAAGTGGCTGCAACAGCAGGAAGGTCCCACAGGTTTTGGTGCGATGACCTCAGCTCAAATTCTTTCTGGTGCGCAGAAAGCTCCTGAAGGTCGCGTGAGAAATGCTTTTGAAGCTGAGCTTAATCGCCGCACTCGTGCCAAAGAAAGCCTTGCGGTTAGCGAAATGTTGCGTCGCGGTAGAATCGAAGGATTGATCTAGTCTTTGCAATGGCGGAGAAAAAGAAAGACAAGAAGTGGATTCAAGGCATGGAGATGAAGGAGGGTGCCTTTACTGCTAAAGCTAAACGTAAGGGTATTACCTCTGCTCAACTCCAAGCCAATGTCCTTTCCAATCCAGATAAGTACGACGAAAAAACTGTAAAACAAGCACGGCTTCGTCAAACATTGGTAGGATTAAAAAAGAAGAAAGACTCTAAAAAATAATGGCAAAAGACGCACGGTTAGATCTTAGTCGTTACGTTCAAAATCCTTTTGATCGCGTTGCGACTAAAGCGAGGCAGCTAAATTTTAATGAGCTGTTTTCATCTAAACCTGCAACAGGTGATTACCCCTGGAACCCTTCAAGGTTTGGTTCCGAAGATTTAACGCGTCGTGCCATGACGGCAAAACGTACGTTAAACCCACGTCTCAACTTTGTACCCAATACCCCGTTCTTTGATAGCAACGAAGAGGTAACACCTGAATACGACATGTTTGGCCTGGGACGGTTTAACCGACCAGAAGATTACGACTTTGATGAAGGTCGAGCTAAAACGCAACAACGTCCACAAGATCAACCGGACTTCAATCCAATGTGGATCGAGGCTTATAAATTAAGTCCTACTCTTAATCCAGGCAAGGTTGCAAAGAATCCAATGCCACGCCTCAGGAATCCTGACCCCAACGGCTTCTTGATGGCAATGGCTGAGAAGCGTGTGGAGAACGAGTCAGAAGATAAAGTATCGGTTGCACAGCTTCTGGAACGTCAAGGTCAGATTCAATCTGAACAAGCTAAAGCAGAAGAACGTGCAGGCGAAACTACCGCTAATGACAACGAAGCAGGTGGTAACGTCTCCCCTGGCAAAACTATAGGCTAACTGCCCATAAAATAAGTAAAAAGGTCATATGTGATGCGCGGTCTTCTCGGAAAATTAAAAACACTTGTTAAGGCAAATCCAGATGTTGCTACAAGTGTCGGTACCGGGAGCGCACTTTCTGCTGGTCTTGGAACCCTTTTTGCTGGTCCTGTTGGCGGTGTTGCTTATGGCGCTGCTGATTTCTTAGCTTCTTACCCAGCGACTCTTGCTGCACGCAAGTTGGGTCAAGGTATTACTAAGCCAGTTAATGTACTTGGAAAGCAAATCAAACCAGAAACTGTAAGAGGTGCGCTGGAAGGTGGAGCAAACCTTGGAGCCTCTTTGCTTTCTCCGATGTTGGTCGATCCTCTACTTACTCGTACACAGGTAGAGCCAACTGTTATTTCACAGGAACAACAGATTATGGAGCAGATGGCACAACGTGCTGCCATCAATGATCTACAGAGCCCACAGGCAGTTGCCCCTGGTACACAGTTTCAAATGCAGGGTCTCGAATCTACGTTCCTTCGTAACTACACCAAGCCGCAAAGCTATATGTCTTCTCTGATGCCAGGCTATGAAGACGCCCTGGCACAGCTTAAAAATCCTCTCGGCTAACCATGAACTTATTTCAACAGTTACAACAGGTTGGCCAGGATATTAAAACTGGTTACAAAAGAGCTGACATAGCGCAGCGCCAGATGTTTGAAACGGCCAAGAAAAAAGGTCTTGGCTATGGAGAAAGTATTTTAGATCCTGGGTTTAAGCAAGAGATGGCAAATCGGGGCATCACTGCCCGCCAGACGCCAGCTCAATTTGCAGGTGCCTATCTCTCCCGTACTCTGATTGATCTTGCTAACGATGGTACTCGGACGTACTGGTGGCGTTGGAATCATCCTTTAGCCATTGCACAAAAGGTTGTTGAGGTTGGTGTTAATCCTGCAGTTATTAAATCGCCAACTGCTAGGGCTGTTGCTGCGTTAGGAATTGCAACACCAGCCATTGCAGCCGCTGGTACATACGACATTACAAATCCGGAGGAACAATTCCGTCCCAAGGGTTACGCACAATCGTACTCGCCAACGGGTGCAGAGGATCGCCGTCAAACCGGTCAGCCTGTACAAGAGATGTTCGAACGTTTCTTCTTGGGACGCACAGGTGATCCACTTAAGTATGAAACTGCAAAACAAGATATCCCCAACTTGACGCCTGAACGGTATTCCAATTACATGAATTTCTTGTACCAGGACAAAGGTTTATTGGGTCTTGGTATTGCCAAGGGAACCATGGAGAATCTACAAGGCACACCAGAAGCAAGACTGCTTGGTTTCCCTGTCACGATTCCCATGGTTGGTGGATTTACCGTTGGTTCTGTTGCTGCCACTGCTGCAGCACGTACTGGTGGAACACCAAGACAAAGAGCTGTCCGTGGCATCGTTGGTGGTATTGCAGGTTCTCTGGGTGGTGTTGCAATGGGCAATGCAGCCAATGAAGCGATTGCATCTGCCAATCGCCCTAAACTACTCACCACAAACGAATATCAAAACTTAAGTGCTGATAGAATTTAAACAAATAAAACATACGAGTTAATAATGACCCCGGAAGAAATAGCCAGGTTGCAGGCGGGTCTTGATCCAAGGGCATATTATCCTGAAATCGACTTGATGCGCCAGGCGCGTGCTGGGCAGATCCCTGCAGAAGCTGCTGCCCCCCGTGGTGCTACCCCTATTGTCCCCAAGCAAACATCTCAAGATTTCTTACAAAGTTTCTTGGGCAGGGCAAAAACAGCAGTAGCTGAAGCTCCGGCACAGGTTCGTCAGACAGCTACGTCTCTCCGTCAACGTTATCCTCAAGCTGGTGGATATGCTCGTACAGGTTTAGCTATTGCAGGCGCTGTTCCTGCTCTTGGTGAATCTTTATCTGAACTACAAGCAGGTCGTCCTTTAGGTGCAGTTGCTGCACTTGCTCCTGCTGGTTTATCCGCAGCTGGTTCCGCTCTAATTGGACGTGGACCTGTCGGCACACTTGCTGGTCTCGGTCTTATGGGATTAGGTGCCGTGCTCCCAGGTGCTGCGGCATCAGGTGCTGAGAGTGTACGGCGAGATATTACAGGTAAACCCACTACAGGCAAAGAAGGTGAATTCCAAGAGCAGCTGGCTATGGAACGGCAGCTCTCTGAGCTCGGTTTAGATCGCTTCCGCACTGCAACCGGTATTGAAACCGGTGCTGTTAAAGATCTGAGTAAGTTCTATTCCGATCAAGCTTATCTGGATCTCCAGCGTAATCTTCCTATTGTTAATCAAATGAAGAACGCTGACCTGGTACGTCAACAAGCGTTACTTGCGTCCCAGGGCAATCAACTTGCACGCCTGAGTGTACTTGGCACAGCCGGTCAACTGGCAGCTGGAGCACAAGGTGAATCTGGTGCAACCCTGCGGACCATGCTGACCTCTAATCCTTACGCCAACGCAGTGCTGAGGTAATTATGTCGTTTAGTTTTTTTGGTCAAGGCAATCCAGGTTTCGACTTTGCAGGTAAATACGCTCCTGCTTTGCAAAAACAAAAGAAACCTGCTTTTGCTCCGGAGACTCCACAACAGTTTTTAGAGTATAAAAAAGGTTTAGAGAAGCAAGGTTATTCTGTTGAGGATGTAAACGCTGCGATGCAACAGTTCGCTCCTCCAGCCTCCAGCCGTACACCGGAAGGTCAACTTGTTGAAGGTCTTGTGCCTTTAATGCAAAAACAAGTTGAACAAAATATTTTCTTAAGTAGTCCAGAAGGCATGAAGATGCAACTGGAGATGGCAAGGGAAGACGCAAGAGAAAAGGCCAAGCAACAAGCAATGTGGTCCACTCTTGCTAAACTTCCTGAATCTATTGCAAGTGCAGTAAACCCCTTTGGTGGTCCTGCTGGAGCCGCAATGTATTATCAAGGAGTGTCTGCCATTCCTAATATCTATAATCAAACGTTAGCTAATTACCCACAAATTCAAGTACCTGGTTCTAGCACTCAGCAGTTCCGTTACTTTAATTGATGTAAAATAAATAGATGGCAAGCAGCACTTCTTCAGCAGCTGATTATTTAAAGTCTTCTGGATCAGGTGCTTTTTCTGGGACAAAACCAATGGCTTTTGGATGGGACGATGCAATAATGGGGGCCGGAATGGGCCTCAACGCTATCTTTGGTGCTATCGGTGCAAAGAACCAAGCTGCCACACAAGCTAATATTGCACAAGCTCAGCTCCAAGCTCAAAACGCTGCAATGCTTGAAGCTCGTCAGCTCCAGAAGGGGCAGATGGGTATGGGAATGTTTAACACCATCTTTGGTGCTACAACCGCCCCAGATCTCGAGTTTGGTCGTCAGCTTTCTGCTAAACGAACTGAGTTTGGTGAGTTTCTTCCCAAACAAATGGGTTTAGGCCGAGAGCAAGCACGTTGGCAAACGGCGTTTGAGTTATCCCCAGATGTGCGTGAGTTATCGCGTAAAGAACGCATGGGACGCCTTCAAGAGACTATTGCCGGATACCAAGCACAACCAACTGGAATGTTTGGTCCAATCAGGCGTATTAACATAGAAGCATTAGCAGGTTAAAACTATGGGCGGCGGCGGAACACGAGTTGAATACAAAGCTCCAAAACCCGATAAGAGTTTTGAGAAATTTCTGCAGTATCAACAAGAAAAAGATAGGGCTGCAGAAGACCGTGCTGCACAGCAACGCGCCGAAGAAAAAGCTGCCGAACAAGCGCGACAAACCGCTGGTCAAGCCGGTTATGGATCCCTGAAGACAGGTATTGAACAGCAATTACGCCAGGGTTTACTTGGCTATGAAGACGCCACTTCACGTCTTCGTGATTACGCAACTAAATACAACATGGCTCCGGTTGAGAGCGACATCTCTCAACTTGGCCAAGTTTATACACAAGAGCTTCTTCCTGGTCGGCGTGCCACTGCTGTAGGTTCAGCTTACGAAGAAATCTTAGGACGCCAGGCAACTGAAGAAGAAAAATCTAAAGCCCTGGAGCGCTTTCAGCAAGGTTATTACACATCTAACCAAGAGCTTCGTGACTCCCTGTACAAGAGCACAGAGTATCAAGATAAATACAATCAAAGTTACCTCGATAATTATTACGATACTAAATTCGGCAAACAAACAACGGATGAAGCGGGCAAGCGAACAGGTAAACGCACGTTTACATTTGCTTCTAATCTTCTTCCTCAATTTAAAGAACAAGAAGGTGCAGATCTTGCCAAGCGAACTGGTATTGCAATGCCTCAGTTTGGTGAATCATTCACTGGCACATCTGCTGAGATTGAAGAGCAGCTGCAGAACGTACGTGACAGCCGCCAGTTTCTTTACAGCGCAGGCTTGACCAACCTTCAAGGTGAAATTGATAAAGAAACACAAAAGTTAAAAACTGAAGGCAGTAAAGAGCTTGCTAAGATTCAGTCGCAAGGTTCAATTTATAATACGTTGGTTGGCAGTTTTAATTTCTAAATTTAAAATTGCTATAATTAGTTCAAGTCAACAAATGTAACAATGACTGGTTCTGTTCCTGCTGGCCAATCTGGCACTGAGGATTATTTTGACATTACGAAGTTTGAAGAGCTGCTGAATCGCCTGGAAGGCTCCAAAGGCCGTCAACAGCGTCAAAAGTCTCTTGAAGGCCGTCGTGACATCTATGCACAAGGTCTTGCTTCGATGATGAGCAACTTCTGATTTTTTTCTTGTAAGATTTATAAGCCATGACCAGCAGTGTACCCACTGGACAAACCGATGTTGATGATTGGTTTGATCTAGATAAATATCGCCAAGCTGCTGGTGTGGCTTACGAATTTTCCAAGAAAAAAATGGAGACTGCTGGTGAACAAGAACGTGAGACCATCGGTAAAGGCGCTCAAGAGCAACGAGCCTCCGGTGAACAAGCCCAGCGTTTCGCCCAGAGCGACGAAGAACGCGATTACAAACAAGCCCAACGAGCTTATCGATATTGAGCTGTTTGATTCCTGGGTTGACAATCTAGATTCTGCGTCCCAGGAATCATTCACAGCTTTTGCTTCCGATAACTATTCCGTTATCGAAATCTATCTGTATGCCAGGTTCTTAGGCTATGCAGGTAGCATCACTGCGTGTGATCTCTGGGTCAATACCCATTACAAAAAGCCGGATCATCGGAAGACTCTTTTGTACGAGATCTCGGAGATGCAGGAGGATATCCGCAAGCTCCGTCAGGCTGTAGAAGAGGAAGTTGTTAAGCGTGATGCAGGTGTTGCACGCATCGCTTCAATGCAAAAAGAACTCCGTGGTGCAATCGCACAAGTAGAAGAGTTTACAAACGCTAAAGATCGCAAGGGCTTGATCATGGCTGGTGCGGATAGAGCCATACGTGAGTTGATGTTTATTTTCAAAGACGATCCAATTGAAACACCCCTAGAAGAGGCGTCGCTTAGCGTGTGGTCTCGCATGCAGTTAGAAGAATAAAGAACATTAGAATATTTATAACAGATTTAAACAGCATTAATGGGCAGCTCTTCAGCAAGGTCTTATAGTTCTAGTCCTTTTTATAAGGAAGTTTACAAAAAATATGAAAGACGTTCTGATCGCAACGAACGCCTTCAAGAACGTCTTCGGAAAGTGAGTGAAACGCGTTCATCTTTACTTGGAAGGGAGCCAAATGCCGCATCTGCAGCAGTTGTCGGTGATGCTAAAAAACCTGCACCTGCAGCATCACCTATGCCCTTCAATGAATTGTTAAACGCAACTGAACAATTGCGAAATCGTAATCAAAATATGCAAGGCAATATTAGACAAATACGCAAAGAAAACCAAGCAATTCACTCAGGTGTTGCATCTGGTCTAGATCCCGCTGCTGCTTTAGCTCAGTATCAAGATCAACTGAAAATCAAAGCAGAAAGACGTGAACAACGTCAGGAAGCTAAAGCAGAAAGACGTGAACAACGTCAGGAAGCTAAAGCAGAAAGACGTGAACAACGTAAACTAAACCGTCGTTAAAACGATGTCTAAAAATAAAATGCCTCCACAGCTTCTGGAGCACTTCAAAAAGAAAGAAGCAAAGAAAGAAGATGGTTCAGAGATGAACGATAAAGAGAAGCGTAAAGCTGCTCTAGATAAAGCTCGTAAATACCAAGAACAGAAACGCGAAAAGAAATAGGCTAGTATTCAGTTAGACCCTGAATAAATACCGTGCCTTCTTATATTCATCTCGCCCATCGTCGTAACGCTCGCGCTGCTTCCAAAAACTACAAGGTCCGCGAGAATCCAAACGAAGGCTTGTTGCAGAAGGCACGAGAAGATTTTGGTTACTTTTGTGAGTACGTAGCTGATAAACCCCCGGCAGAACATCACAGGAATTGGCACCGGCACTTTGTCACAGAAGAAGACAGCTCTTGTCTAATTCGTATTGCTGGTCCGAACATTGATTTGCTTGCACCACGGGGCTCAGCGAAGTCCACAGTGCTCGGCCTCCTAACAGCCTGGGCTATTGGCATTCACACTCAAGCAAAACTTCCACTGCAAATTCTTTATCTTTCCTATACGGTTGATATCGCACGTTCCAAGTCTGCAACCATCAAACGCATTATTGAAAGCAAAAAGTACCAGGAAGTTTTCCCTACAGTTCGTCTTCTAAAGAACGTAACCAGTAACGAGTACTGGTCTATTGATCACAAATTTGCAGGCATTGACGTAACAGGTGACGAACAGTTTACTCTCTGTGCTGCAGGTCTTAAAGGTTCTGTGACCTCTAAGCGTTCTCATCTTGTAATGATCGATGACGCTATTAAGTCTGCTGCTGACATTTCCAACCCTGACATTCGTAAAACAATGCAGGATAACTGGAACGCTGTGATTGCACCAACCATGTTTGAAGGAGGCAGGGCGATCTGCCTTGGTACGCGCTTCAGACATGATGACATTCACGCGACTACTTTCAACGAACAAAACAATTGGACTCAGATTGTTCTTTCCGCGATCCAGTCTGATCCTGAAACCGGAGAGGAAGAATCGTATTGGCCGGAGATGTGGTCCTTAGATTACCTGAAGGAGAAGAAACGACAGGCACCAATCTCTTTCTCTTTTCAGTACATGAATCAAGTCGTCAGACAGAACGAGCTTTCTCTGACACCAGAACTGATTGTTAAGGCAGAGATCTCAACTGAGTTTGACGCCCTTGGCATCGGAGTCGACTTGTCTGCTGGTACCAAGGAAAAGAACGATTACACGGTGATGGTCCTAGGTGGGCGTATCGGAGATCAGATTCACATTATTGATTATCGCCGTTTGCGCGTTATGGGTAACCTTGAAAAACTTGACGCTCTTAAAGAGCTTCTCAATGACTGGTCAATTTTGGGTCGTGATGAGAAAGGAAATTATTATCCGACTTACTCAACGTGTGACATTTGGTCAGAAGCTGTCCAGTACCAGGCTTCTCTCGAAGCTGACTTCAAACGGATCTGTCTCAATAACGAAGCTCTCTACAATTTGATTTGGCACCCAGTCAAAGGGTTCCGTGCAGACAAGCTGGCACGTTTCCGTGGAATTATGGGGATGTTTGAAGATCGCAAGATCATCTTCAATAGGTACCGGAACTTCACAAATCTCTTCGAGGAACTCACGAATTTCGGTGTCAGTAGCCATGATGACTGTGTCGATGCTTTGGTATGGTTGGTGACCGGCTTGATGCGTAAAGGAAATCTGCAGCTTGATTACTAAATATTAGAATGAGAAAAAAGTTTTCTGGTTGTGGGTCCCGAATACGTAGCCATCGGCTTAACTGCCGTCATATCAGCTGTGACAGGCGGCAGTTGGGTTGCTGGCAAAATCCTGGGACGCCAGAACGACCAGATCCAGCAAGCTTTTAGTTACATTGGATCTCAGAAACGTAGGATTGATGTTTTGGAAGAAGATCTGAAGCGCATGCCTCTGGAGTACGTTTTAAAAGCTGATTTCCTGAGAGAAATCCAACAGATGCATGATAACTTTAATCAAATCAATAATAAACTTGATAAGCTAATGGATAAATTGCTCGAAGCCAAATGAACAGTTACATCCTTGAAGTAGAAGAAGATGATAACGGAGAATTGTTCATTACGTTTCCCGATGAGGTAATCGAAGATCTTGGTTGGCAGGAAGGCGATATTTTAAATTGGGATGTGCAAGGCAACGGTGTTGTTTTATCAAAGGTGCATGACGCATCTGGATATGAAGTAATAGAAGAGTAGAATAAGTAAAAAAGTAAGATAACAATGCGTTTCTTTGGCGGACAACCGGTCGACATGGGCAACGCAGGCGCTCTGCAGGCTCAAACACCTTTAAATACGACACCTCTTGCTCCAGTCTGGGGCGGCGGTCCTATGGTTCCGGGTAGTGTTCCGGGACGTGAAGGGTTCTTGGGTCCTGCACCAGGTACTAAGTACAAGATGGCTGCTGGTACCAATCCACTGATGGACCCAAGGTTCCAGATCCCTGGTGGACAACCCTGGAACAAAACTCCCATTCTTCCGGGCAAAGAAACAAAAGAATTCGAAAAGAATCAGTTCTTTATTCCACCGCAGCTACCTCCGGCTAGTTCCATGGGGAATATGGGTAATGTTGCTGGCTTAGCTAACGCACAGTTTTACAATGGCCCGCAGACGGCTCAAGTGCCTCCTGGCATGGTCAAAACAGTTTATTAAATAACTGCTAGTATCAAAGGAAAGGAAGATAGTCAATGGCAGTCGACGCTAAATCCCGCCTTAAAGAAATCATTGATTCCTACCTAGAGAAAGACGGTGGGGCAATGATTGATACGGGTGTCGTTGCGTCGCACCTCGCCCAGATGAAACTCTTTGGCATTCGCCAAGGCGTTGAATTCTTCCCGGCCCAGGATAACTTCGGTAATCAACGCAAAGATTTTATCGACCGCGTAATCAAATATAACCAAATCGACACACGCCTAGATTCAGTCTGGGATTACTTCCTTTGTGACGGTCAGGGTCTTTTCTATATCCGACCAACAAAAAACAATTATCGCCTTTATTTTTTCCGTAAGCACGAATATAGAACTTATTACAACATCGATGGCGAGCTTGATGAAGTCGTCATCATCTACAGCTATAAGGTCCGTCGCGGCTTTGGCTTTGAACAAGAGATTCAAGCCGGAAGCTTGACGGGACCTGCCTCCATGGGACAAGGTGCCAAGCGTTATATTCGTCTTTCCATTAAACGAAAGGAGATTACCGAAACCCACTCAGAAGGCGAAATTTCTTTCGAGCAACCGTCCTACGGTGTTTCGGGTAAAACCAAAACGTTCCGCAATACACTTGGCTTTATTCCTTGTGTAGAGATCTTCAATAACCCCAAGGGATTCTCAACAGAAGGTTATGGTGAGTTTGACGCTCTTGCCAACCATATCTGCACGCATGACGAAATGGTTCGCACCATGCGCAAGAATGTTCAGTTCTTTGGTAATCCAACTCTTCTTTCGTCTCGTCCCAAGACAGATTTGATGGAAGCTGGTGGTGAGGCAACTGTTCAGCGTCCTTCCATTGCGGCAAACTCTGGCTTTACAGGTCTTGGCCCGTTAAGTCAATCTCGCTTTAAGGCTGACCCAATCAGCCGTGGAGTCGATGGTCAGATCCGTGTTCCACGGGTGATTGCAAACCTGGAACCAAACGACCGTGTTGGTTACATCGTCCCAGATGCTATTACTGGAGACCAAAACTCTTTTGCGCGTCAGTATCGAGAAGAAATTCGTACAGCACTTGGCGGTGTTGATGAACTCTCCATTTCCGCTGGTGTGACGGCGACCGAGTACAAGTCTCTGTTTGGACGCGTTTCTGCAACATCCAAAAAGAAAGCAATTGCAATTTACACCTATGGTATTTGCCGTTGTCTTGAACTAATTATTTATCAAGAAGAACGTTTATTCCGCGAGACGTTGGCTGCTGCTGCAGGTCTTGAAAAACCCGTGGAACCTTCTGATGACGCATCGGAAGAAGAGGTAGGCATGTACAACGAGGCCATGTCGGGATTTGAAGGCCAAGTCAAGCAGCTGATGATGGCTTGCTTACGTACGCAACAAATTCCTCCTGGTGTTCTTGGTTTAATTCCAGATGGAGATATAACTATTCAATGGCGATGGCTTGGTCCTGTTTATGAAGATTCGACGCAAGATATCTTGAATAACTCCATTGTGGTGCGAAATCTGCAAGAATTAGGTGTTGATAGCATTGAAGCACTGAAATACCTCTTCCCGTCTAAGACGGATGAGGAGAGAGCCGAGATGTTATCTGGGTTCCCGTTCAGGATGGTGAACGAATTACAGAGTGCATACTCTCAATTCGCTCGTCTTGTGGGGGGAATGATGCAGACCCCTCACCCGCAATCACCGGACTTACCGATGGCTGCGGATCCGAGATTGGATTTAACCCCCTATCTGTATCGAACTTTAGAAGCCTTACAAAAGGAGATGAGTTATGCAGGACGCTACCGTCCAATCGATCCCACAGACGAGCCCAGTACAACCGGCGGTGGCTCCAAGCAGCTACGTGGCACCGGCTCCTCAGGCGGCTCCAGTGGCGTATCAGGTGGGTACCAGCTACCCCCAAGCGGTACCTCAGGCAGCCCCCAGCTACCAATCAGCCC